GGCTAACATAGCTCATGAGGATAAAGCTCCCATGGGCTGACCTACTGCATAGGTTACAGACTCTTCTTTGATCGAATACTTTTCCCGAGATTTCTTAGGAATCGTATATACTCGATCAACAAGTAAACCTTTCCAATGTACTCCGAGGGAACCCCCGAAGAGAAGATTGAGAAGAGATACTTGTAGATCAATAGGAAGGCGATCAGTAGCAGCACTCACATCAAATGAGTACGCACAAGAAGACAGGTTGGCTTTATCCATACCTCTCTTCACTGATGCATTCTGATCAAAGGTCCCATCATTAGGAATTATTCGTAGCAAGCGGAATAATTCTTCGTGAAGAGGGGCGAGTATGGACTGAGTCCATACATCGACCAGAGCAAAACCTCTAAGTTTACCAGCGGCTTCTTCCTTAAAAGCCAACTGCCCTAGTGAACCTTCTCACGTATCTTTTGAACGTAAGACGCTTGCACTCGGAACAGAAAACTTTCTTAGAAAGCGATCTCCCAAGTCTAATGCTTCGTTAAATTTCCCAATAAACTTATGACCATTAACGGTCTTAAGATAATTGAGAAAATGAGCGTAAACAGGAGACTGAGAAATCGCTTGCGCATCTAATAACAGTCCATGTCATGCGACTGAATTAGTAGGCGAAGAAGACTGGACAAACTTTACAGTAGAAGGACAAATATTTCTTTTTCTCTTTCATTCATCGTATCCAGGTAAAACCCGGAATCGATTAAGGACGGGAGAAGATGAAATATTAGCCCTCAGCTGCTCTAAATATTCAATTGAACCACTAAAAGGATCAGTAATGGTTGATAGCTTCGGATTGAAGCTACAAATCATTACACGATAGAGACTAAAAGCTGTCAGTCAAAACTGAATAGTTTTAGTATCTCCTCTTTTTATTCTGGATCTATCACTCCGAGGGATGATAGACGGAATACCCTTGTAAACTCGAGGGAGAGGCAATTTAGGTTCAATGTCACGTAGGGAAACAACCGAGTTGTCTCCCAAATATCGTTGAAGTGCCACCAAACAGGCTTTCAATCACTTTACAGTGAAATCCGACCCGTGGTGACGATTCATCGATTGCAAATACAAGACTAAGTTATTTAGAGAACGGACTCGATCCGAGATCAAGGATGTACGACCATATACTACAGAAATAACTTTCCGTAAATATGGCGATATCCCCTTCCATAATAATGGAACGGTATACATCTTCGACTCAATAATAGGTACTGATCCAAGTGCTTTAAAAATCAT